ACATTGAACAGGAATTTAATACTGCACAAACTAATTATACTCAACAAAACTTAGAACTAGAACGTTTAAGTGCACAGGCTGCAGCTAATCCAGATGATCCTTATTTAAAAGAACTTGTAGAAGCTAAAGGTAAAGAGGTATCTGATAGTTACGCAAGATTACAACAATTGACACCTCTCTATCAATCAACACAAAGAACAATTGAAGACGAGATGAAAGATCGTGCAACTGATCCTACATTACCTGCAGGTGCTAAACAACAGGCTACATTAATAGGTGCTCCTATGCAGGAAGAGCTTATTAAACAAACCAGTGGTCAAGTAACTGGCGCAGGTGGTGTAAGTTCTATAGCACAAGCAGATACATATCTTGCACAAAATGTAGATCAACCCGATACAGCTAAGTATGAGGCAGATATTGCTGCAGATAAAGTTGCTGCAGCTACAGGTGCATTACAGGCTGCACAGACAGACGAAGATGATGCTCGTGCTAAAGTAACTGCAGCTATGGCTACAGCTAGTATGGTAGGTGATCTGGATGCTGCACAAGGTACTGCATATAAATTTGAAAATGAAGTACAACGTGAGATACAAGACGGTGAAATAATAACAGGTGCTTCTGCAGATGCAACTAAAGCAGCTAAGTTTACTGAACAGATTGACGCAGCAACGGCTACACCATCAGAGAAAGCCACAGTACAAGGTCAGCTAGTTGGCCTCATGGAACAGTTTGAGGGTACAACTCCTCCTGCATGGGCTGCAGGTGCAGTAAGATTAGCTAATCAACAAATGGCGGCACGTGGTCTTAGTGCTTCATCAATGGCAGGACAGGCTGTTGTACAGGCAGCTATGGAAAGTGCCATACCAATTGCACAGGCTGATGCATCTACAATTGCAACATTTGAACAACAGAACTTGTCAAATCGTCAGCAACGTGCTATGCTTGCAGCAGAACAACGTGCAGCATTTCTTGGACAAGAGTTTGATCAAGACTTCCAAACACGTGTAATAAGAGCAAGTAAAATTAGTGACATTGCTAACATGAACTTTACTGCCGATCAACAGGTGCAGTTAGAAAATGCTCGTGCAGTACAGACAATGAGACTAGAGAACCTGTCTAACCGTCAAGCTATGGTTCTTGCAGAGGCATCTGCATTAGCTAACTTAGACATGGGTAATTTAAACAACAGACAACAAACATCTGTACAAAATGCACAGAACTTTTTAAACATGGACTTAGCTAACCTGTCTAACGAACAACAAACTGGTATATTTAAAACACAAACAAATGTTAATGCTATGTTGACAGATCAAGCTGCTAGAAATGCATCAATGCAGTTTAATGCTCAATCAGAAAACCAAGCTAATCAGTTCTATGATAACTTAAACTCTACTATTAATATGCATAACTCTACACAGGCAAATGCTCAATCTAGATTTAATGCAGGTCAAGTAAATGAAGTAAACAAGTTTAATGCACAAATGAAAAATGATCGTGAGCAGTTCAATGCTAAGAACCAGTTAATTGTAGATCAGTCTAATGCTCAGTGGCGTAGAGAAATTGCAACACAAGATACTGCAGCTATTAATAGAGCAAACGAAATGAACGCATTGGCTACTCTTGACGTTTCTAATACAGCATACAACAACATGTGGAATATGTATTCAGATCAAATGGCATGGGCTGTAAGCAGCTACGAATCAGAGGCTGCAAGATTAAATGCATTAACATTAGAAACACTAAGACAAGAGGGTAGTGCTGCTGCCAGTAAGTATGCAAGTGACTCCAAAGCCTCTGGTGCTATTGGGGCTGCAGTTGTAAACTTACTTACTGCAGGTAAAGACTCAGTTCTAGGTAGTTTATTTTTCGGTTAATAAAGAGGTAGATATGATTACAAATCCTGCAAAAAATATGTATAGTAAAGCACTTTCTGATGTACGTAAAAAAAGTACTAAAAGTGTAGAGCCTGTAAAAAAGACAGGGCTATTACAACGTAACATGCAACAAGCAAGTGAAGAAAGTAAAGGTAATGAACCTTATGACAATGTGCTTGATGCTATGAACCAAATTATTACAGAGAGAAAGAAACTTAAAAATGTCAGTGTTTGAAGAGTCAATGTTTAATGCCCCAATAGCAGGGCAAGGATTAACTGAAGAACTAGGTAGTACACCTTGGCAACATCCACCTCAATATGCAACAGTGGATGAAGCAATGAACTTTTATGCTGAACGTATTATGAGTCCAAACTTTAAAGAGGACATAACAGACGTTATGGAATTAGGTGTGCCATTAACTACACTTGCAAACTCATTACAGTTAGGTGCAGTGATGCAGGGTAAGCATACAATTGATGTGGGTATACTAGTAACTCCTGTAATAGTTGAGATGCTTTCATATGTAGGTGATGCAGCAGGTGTAGAATATAACACAGGTCTTGAAAAAGAAGAGGCTGATCCTGACAAAATTAAAGACTCTCACATTGCTCTTGCAATGCAGAAGGTAAAGAAAAAAATGGAAGAGGCAGGTAAGACTGTTGAAGAACCATCAGTAGAACCTCAACAAGAAGAGCCTGTAGAAGAAGCACCTGCAGGTTTAATGGCAAGGAGATAAACAATGGCTTTTAATTTTATGTCCTTCTTAGGAGGTGCAGCAGAAAAACTTACAGATGTAATTGAAACACGTGAACAGGAAAGACTGTACGATGCACGTTTAGAACGTGAATCAGAACGTGAATTAAGTGTTTTTGAAGAAAAAGAAAAGATAAGAGCAGAACGAGATTTAGCTAAAGAAACAGAAGACCTCAAAAAGATAACAGAAAAAGCTGCTGAAAAACTAAGTTTATATTATACACCTAAACAAACAACAGAAATATTAGCTGAAGGATTAGAGGCAACTAATTGGGCTATTTCCTATGCTGAAAATTTACCTTCAGATATGGATGCTTCTACTTCATATGAAATGCCAAATAATAAAGTACAAAGTTCTTATTCTTTTGATATAAATGATCCACGTGGTTCACAATTAAATGTTGAGCAATCAGATTTAGAAGGAGCAAAGATAGGTCAAGAACTTTTACAAGAAGAATTAAAACCATTTACAACTAGATTTAAAGAGCCAGATAAAAAAAATAAAAGTAAGGCTACTACATACCAAGCTAGATTACTAGAATTAGAAAATCAAATGGCTGCAGCAGAAACTGAAGAAGAATTAACTTCATTAAAAGATACTTGGCAAACAACATTTGACAATTATGCTTTATTTACAAATGCAAAAGATGCAAATGGAAATAAATCTAATTATAACATAAACGAAACTACATCTTTAAAAATAATAAACGAAAGAAAAAAAGGCCTTGTAAATCCTAATTCTTGGGTTGTAAAAAGTTTAAAAGAAGATCGGGCACAAATTATGTCTGGTAATGATGGGAATGTATTTTCTTTGGAAAGAAAAGCATTAGAGAGTGTAAAAAATGATTATGTTTCAATTTTAAGTCAAGATGAAATATTTAATAACATTGTTAATTCAGAGGTAGAGAACTTAAACTTTAGGATAAATAGTTTTAAAAACGTAAGAAAAAAATTAGTTGACAGAGATACAGATGGTAATCCTATAAGTAACACACCTATAAAAGTCGGTACAGGTGCAAACGCAGCAAAGCACTATCCAATAGATGTTACTAAACCAATGACAAAAAAAGATATAGAAAACTCTAACTTTCCAAATAACTCTACAGTAGAGTACTATGTAACAAAAGATGGAAAACAACAACTTAGAATTGCTATTATATCAGATAACGGAAATATATATTAAATGGATAAATCTTTTACAGAAGAAGATACTAAGTTTTCCTTTACTGTTGAGCCAGAACAGGACGAAGAAGAACAAGAAACTTTTGAAACCACTGTTTCTGAAGGGTCTAAGTTTTCTTTTACCGTTGAGCCAGAGCAAGATGATGAAGGTGATGAGGTAATTGATTATGAATCACAACTCAACGATCCTTTACCTAATAGTTCAGAAACAGATGAAGCACTTACTCCTGCTAAAGTAGAGGATGTGCCATCAGAAAAATTTGAAATTGATCCTCGTATAGCATCAAAGTATGCGGAGTTAACCAGTGATGTATCTACAGAAGTAGAAAAAAGATTAGCAGATAATCAAGCAGAGCAAAGAAACTATCAGATGCAAGTTGATCTTGCTAAGAAAGAAGATGAATTAACAGGCGGTAATCGTGCTGCCATGATACCAAAACCTCAGTCACAAGAATTTACAGAAAGAAGTATAGAAGCTTTAAAGGAAAAAAAATTAGATTTAAGAAATAGTATTCAGAGTTTATTACAAGACCCTAACCCTATTCGTAGGACTGCCGTAGACTCTTTGTTAAATACAGATTTGACTTTAGAGCATGTTAATTATATTGTTCGTGGTGCTGATTTTGCACCTGTAACTGGTGCATTATTAGGTGTTACAGATATACCACAAAATGTCAGTGATGCTAGATCACTATGGCATGAAGGTAAGTATGGTTCTGCTTTAGGTTTAATAGGACTAAGTACAGCAGAGCTTGCATTTGCTGCGGTTGGAACTAAAGCAGTTTTATCTCCTGTTGCATCTAAAGTAAAAAGTAGTTTGCCTGTTACTAAAACTATGAATGAGATAAAAGATGCAGATGAGGCAGCAACACTTGCTAAAAAAGAAAATGCTGCTCAAGTAGCCAAGTTAAATACTAAAATTGGTCAATCCCTTATTGAGGAGTTTGAAGAAAGTACAGGTAAAATAATATCTAATGTAAATAATACTGGGGTAAAAACATTAGATGGTTTAAAAGCTAGGGCTGCAGGACTTGAAATTGCTCAAGAAATTTCTGATTTGCAGGATGCTCGTGCAGTTGCTTTTGTTAAAGACCCGAAAAAAGCCAGAGAAGATTTTAAACAGACTGCTGTAGGAAATTTAACAGAAGAAGTATCCGTACAAGATTTAACAGACGATGTTGAAAATTTAGTTAATCCACTTCTTAATCCTGAAAAATTTAATGCTATAGTAGCTATAGCTAGTGATTTTCAAAAGGCCAATCCTAAAGCTTTTCCTAAAGATAAACCTATCATAGATAGTTTGTTTGAATATACAGTAAGTAAAGACTTAACAGACAGTGAAGAGTTAGCAACTTTATTATCAAAGTATGGTTTGACATTTGATGATTACGTTTTAACAATTGTAGGTTCTGGTTCAGAAGCAGGTAAGATACTAAATAAATTATCTCAGATACGTAGGGCAGGTTCTTTAGAAACGTTAGAACGAAAAAAAATGAGGGCAAAAGATTTATCTCAAAATAAATTAATGGCAGCATGGAGAAGGATAGATAATGCACGTAGGGGTGGTATGGTTTCTATGATAAAAACTGCGTCACGTAACCTTACTAGTGCAACAATACGTTCACCTCTTGAGGCGTTAGAAAATGTACTTGATACTACATTGTATAATATGTCAGATGAATGGGCAATGAGGCAAGATGTAGGTAAACTAAGGGCATTTGTAAATGCTAGTTCAAAAGGATTGACATCAACAATATCACCTAAAAATTGGAGGGATAGTACAAAGGCATTACAAAGAACTTATGCTAATCCGATCCTTGCTAAAGAGGTAACAGATTTTGTTTTAAAAAGACCTGAATTTGATGAACAATACACGGCTATGTTTGATCTTGTGAATGAATATCAAACTAATCTAGGTAAGGGTCAAGCAAAAACAAAAGCAGGTAAAGCCGTAGATGCTACGATAAGTACACTAGAAGACACTGTATATTTTTTAAATACACCAAATAGAATACAAGAATTTATTATTAGGCGTGGTGCATTTATGGGGGAATTAGAACGTCTTGTAAGCAGAGAATACAAAAAAGACTTAATGCAAGTTTTAAAAGAAGGTAAGCTACAAGATTTAATAGCTAATTCAAATACCGTAAGACCAAAAGGAGCACGTCCATTTGAAGAAATTATAGAGGACAGTGTTCGTAGAGCACTAGATGTTACTTATGCTAAAGCTCCCGACATTAAATTATTTAATGACACTGCTAACTTCATTACTAGGAATGGTCTTACTGCTTTTACTACACCCTTCCCTCGTTTTATGTTCAATAGTATTGAACTAATTGGACAATATTCTGCAGGTGCTTTTAATCCTGCAATAAAAAGAGCCTTTGGTAAAAAAACAGGACCACTTGATAGGAAAGATAGACAAAATATATCTCGTAATTTAAGTGGGCTAGTGGGTATTACAGCAGCTTACCTGTACAGGAAATCTGAAGGTGCACCTGAAGATTATAAACTTTTAAATACAGAAGAAGGTAATGTAATGGATACGACTTCTCAGTATCCTTTGCGTCAGGCGTTGTGGTTTGGTGAGGCTATAGACAGACTATCGCCTAGCCTAGCTAAAAAGATACCTTTAGTAAGGGGTGTGAAAGGCTTATCTAAAGTAGCAGGTTTAGAAGACACAGAAAGTGATGGTACATTTAACGATTGGTTTGATTTAAAAGATGCCCAAGAAGTATTCTTAGGAACTGCTGCACGTACTGGTGTGGGTAATATTTACGTTGCGGAAATAAGTAAAATACTAGCAGGTGGTGAAGATATAACAGGAACGGAAAGATTTCAAAGGGTAGCAGCTAGACAAATTGTAGATTACCTAAGAACGTGGGCAATACCAATTACTCAGATTACAGAATTACAACGTGCAACAGGATATAGACCTTCAACATATGCAGATGCTGCATCAGATCAACAAACTTTAGACATAACTTTTTCTGAAAGATTAGGACAAGAGTTAGAGAGAACAGGCAAACAGACTGGTTTAAGTAATATATTTAACCCATCTGAAGAATATCAAATGCCTACTAGAGTTTCTATTTTTTCTGATGCAAAAGAAAGAAAAGGATTAGGGCTTAGTTTACTTGGCGGTATAACTCAGTTTACTAAAAACTCTCCTGAAGCTGAATACTTAGAAAACTTAGGTTATTCTGAATGGGATTTAAGTAGTAAAGAACGTGAACCATCTATCCGCAAAACTGAAAATCAATTTTTCCTAGAGGTTTTACCTAACATAGTAGATGAATTAAAAGCCTTAGAAACAGGATGGCGTAAAGAATATATGCAAGCAAGTCCTAACAGTGTTATACGAAAAAACAAAACACTTCAACAGTATATTAATACTGAGGCAAAATTTGAATTAGATAGGCAAAGAAAAGCATATAAGCAAAGAGATCGTAAATATATTACGATGAATACAGATACTTTAGTATTAAACAATAGAAAGTTTAGAAAGTTAAACCCCAAAATAAGAAAGTTAGTTGTGCAACGGTTTATGTTAGAGGAAGATAGGAAGCCTGATTTCTCCAGTGTTGAGGATTTAGACTGGCTACTAACAGAAGGTTCTTTAGTAAAGAAATAACAAAAACAAAGGGGAGCATTTAGCTCCCCCTTTTTTTATCTAGTGTCTCCACTTCCACCCAGTGTTCCCTTGTCCTTACGTTTGTCTAGCTTGATTAAGTTTTGTGCAGCTATCATACCCAACGATAAGTTAAGATCACTAGCCAG